GTAAGGCTCTAATGCGTCATCTTTATCAGCGCCACATGGTAGACATATTACTTCATCCCATAACTCCCTACCGAATAGTAGGTCTAGGTTCTGATACCTTAATCTTTGTGCATACTTATCACTGCTTAATGATGTAATACAATGGAATCTGTATCCATGTAACATATTAAGTCGTTTCATGTAATACACTGCATCTCTTAAAGGTGGCAAGAATGCAATCGCTGCAGACTCATTAAACTGTCTGACTAATCTCTTGGCCACACCTTTGACTAACCCAAACCTCTTGGCAATGTCATACTCGCCAATGTTCTTTGTTGGAATGTCTTGATGGTGCATCCACTGCGTAAATGAGTATTCCCAGTCACATAAGACACCATCACAATCAACTAATATTATATTTTCTTTCATGTTACTCCTAATCATTAGTGAAATACCCTTTTTACGCCATCAATTATTAACCAATCAACGTGCATATTTCCTCTGATGTCCATGAAACCATGTTTCACTAATATATCGCATAGTGTATCCCATGCAGTATCATCTCTGGAAAGGGCTAAATCAACCATTTCTTTGTTCATTAAAGGTATGTGTATTACACCCATTTCTGGGTTTTCCACAGGCCTGCCTATTATTCCGTTCTTCATACATACTCTTTTATTAATTTATATATGTATTATAACACATAAAAAGGGCAATGTAAACACCTTTGCGCGAAATAAATGAAATTAATATCCGCCTGACTTAAACCAACCCTTTCCCTTGAGTTGGAATCCACCACTGACTTGAATAACCTTCTTGAGCTCGTCTTCCTTACACTCTGGGCAATTAACGAGAGGATCTTCACTCATTTTCTGCAACACTTCAAATCCATGTTTGCATTTATTACATTTATAACTATACGTTGGCATTAATTAATGCACTCCAATCTGTATCTTCAGGCATCATCTCTACTTTAGCAGAACCATCTATTCCTGTGCCAATTAGTTGCATTTGTTTAAAGATACCAGCAGTACTCATTTTAAGCCCATAGGTTTCTTTATGACATATGTAGTTGGAACCACTGTGACCATAAAAGTGAATTTCATCTTCATGGTCAAATACAAGATTAATGCCGCTGTTTAGGCGCCACGAATCACCATGTAAGTAACCACCGCTCCATCCTGCTAATACTTTGTAGTAAGTTCTGCCTTCTATGGTTGTTTTATCATCTGAGGCTAATGTTTCTTCTGTTATTATTTTAACAACAACCCAACTGTCTGGGTGGTAATCTTGACTCATTATTTCTCTCCTCTAAATTGCGCATCCCAATCTCCAAATACTTGAGGAGATTCAACAGCAGCTTTATCCATGTAGTATTCGCCGGGGTAATGCTTGATGCAACGATATGCTTCTTTACGTATAGCTTTAGGAACTCGTGGAGTCTTCTTAGGATCCATTAAATCGACTAAGAACTGCCGAGTGTTGTTTACGGCCCATCTTCGTTCATTAGGCATTGTCATAGCATACCCAACGACTGCCATAAGTTCAACTGCAACAACATGAGTCCATAACCAATAACAAATCCAACAACAAATCTAATCAGTATGTACATAATGTTCATTTCTCCCAATAAATATTTTAAGTGTACGGTTACCATCTTGTAGACTGTATCGTACACTTTCTTTTTCATTCAAGTAATGAACATAGGCACGACCCGTTTGGTCTATAACCTCAAGCCTATCAATATTTTTCATTGCTGTTGAGTCAATTACTATGCTCATTCTTCTTCACCATAAAGTCTAGCAACCCTGGCTTTCAATTCTGCTATCATACACTTTTTAATTGTTGGTCTAATACTCGCCACATTCAATAATACATTTTCTAAATGAGATGTATCCATGTCGCATACCTTAATAAGCTTCAGCGGCTGATCACCATTAATACCATATGATCCCCATGTAATAATAGTACGCTGTACTATATGAGGAGCATCGTCATATACTGCTAAAGAAATCTGATCATCGTGGACACTAGAACGAATGTATTCTAGTCCACCATCAATTACATAAGTCTCGCCATTGGCATCCTTATATGATTTATAGTCGTGCCGATGCGCTGATTCCAATATAGTGCCGTCTGGAGTTTTGATTGCATTATAAATGAGACTTGGTGGCATATTCTGCTTCCGGTCTGTTTCACGTTGTTCGTCATAATGACCCATATATTCTCTGCTTCTTTTATTAATTTATATGTATATTATAACACAATATAGTGTATATGTACAATTTATTTACCTTATACCCACTATTCATGAGCATTATGTTGGCAGATTAAGCCACGAAGTCTTCGCCCGGATTCCATTCACAACCAGTTAAACCACCTGCCTGGATAGCCTGTAAGGTGCGCAATACCTCATTAGCATTTCTGCCAGTGTCTAGTGTATTAACAGATACATGTTGAATAACCATGGTTTTATCAAAGATAAATGTTGCTCTATAACAAACTCCAGCATGCTCATTAACAATGCCTAGTTGTCTGGACAATACAAGGCCGCTATCAGCAGCTAGGGTATGTCTGATACCACCAATTAATTCATTATTATGCTTCCAAGCTAATTTACAAAATTCATTATCACCACTAATACCGATCACCTTTGCGTGGTCAACTAAAATATCCATCGCAGATATTTCAGTAGGACATATAAAGGTAAAGTCTTTGGGGTAAAAGTATACAACAGTATAATCTGCTCCACTGCCATAACCATTTTCAATTGATACATCAACCAATTCATTGTTTTCATTTACTCCCTGCAGCATAGCTGAGGGAAACCTATCACCTACTGTTAACATCTCTATCTCCCGAATAATTTTTCACGTCTGTATTCATGTATGACTTCCCAAAGTTTAGCCGTCCAGTTGTCTCTATGTTCAATAAAGACTTGTGGTTCAGATCCATCCACGGCGATCATTACTACTAATTGTGTAATAGGTATACCGGTTCTTTCTTCCCACATAATGGAATATGCACAACACTGCATAAAGTAACCGTCAATCCATTCTTTCTTCTTAGGTTTACGTGACGTTTTATAATCCACAATTGAATCTTTACCGTCCCATATACCAACGCAATCAACCCTTCCTGCTAAACTTAGGTGTTCTGAATATAGTGGAGCTTCCTGAGCATAGACCTTGGTGAGTCTAGTATCCAGAATATCCTTCACATCATAAAATGATTGCATAATATGTGGCATTGCGCCTTTACTGAAATCTGGATCATTATCCACATATTTTTCTAATAGATTATGTACCGCAGTGCCACGGCCTGAAGCTTGCTTGCTTATTCTGTTTGCTTCCTCAGGCCCTACTCGTGCTCTCCATTCCCTAATAGAGTCTCTTGATAGTAAAGACAGAACCGTGGTGATACTCGGATATTCTTTACCGTTAGGCGAAATGTATTTCCTACCTGTAGGTTTTGTTTCGCATTTTAGGTCTTCGTATCCTAAATCAACTGGTTCATGTATAAACATCTTATTTCTTTGCTCCTGCAAATTTATTGCATACTTTATTTAATCTTCCTGATTTCATTATTTTATGAAATCTTTTCCATAGTTGTTTCATCATAGTTTTCCTGTTTCTACTAGTTCTTTTGTCATCAAGAACTCTCTTACTAGACCACTACGAACTATGTCTTCCCATCCAAACTCAATAGTCTCGAACATATTCATTGCATCTAGGATCTTGGTAAATTGGTTAATACCTTCTTGATCCTTAGATGTCTTAAAGTCTGACTGATGGTAGTCACCAGATATAATTATTTTTGTATCAGGGCCCAATCGTGTGATTACTGAACACAATTCGTGATAGTTGCAGTTTTGTGCCTCATCAATCAGTACAATTGCATTCTTAATTGTCAATCCCCTAATAAAAGAGGTTGTTAAAAATTCAATGTTTCCTGCTTGAGTCAACTTATCCCAGCCACCTTTATCATCAAACAAATCATTAATGATTGCTTTATATGGCCCGGTATAAGCATCTTCCTTTTCTTCTTGAGTACCGGGCAAGAATCCCATATCACGAGTAGGTACTGCACTACGAACAACAATGAGCTTCTCGTATGGTGTTGCCTTATCCATTATTTCTTCTAGGGCAAGATAGGAACCTATGAATGTTTTACCAGTACCAGCACACCCTTTTAATACAAGATTGTAACCTTCTTTATACTTGGCGAAAGCAACACCTTGGTTAGCTGTTAGTGGATCTAATTTGGCTAGGTGTTCTAGTCGAAGTTTGCTTGGCTTATGTTTATTCATTTTTGTCTAATATTGTCCTTGTATTTTGGGGGAAGGCCTGCCTTCATTTTGTCTTGTACTTCTTTCCATCCACCATCAGTTCGGGAGATAAAGTCTCCATGACCTGCAACGGTCCGTGGTGGCCGAACGATAACTCTTACAAGACCCGGGTTATTAGCAACGAAGTCATCATATTCAGCGAGCCTCATTGTGTATTCTTTAATTTCCCCAGTCTCTATGTTCTTAAAATCATATAGCATATGTAAACCACTCCGGTACTTCTCTGTTAGTCCAAACCATTTTGAACCTTTCTTGTTTTGTTTGATAGAATGCTCTGTAAGATTTAACAGCATCACTAAATTTACACTCGGGGTTTGATCCCATAGCTAATTTAAATGGAGTCCGTTTATCACCTTCAAGGCTGTTAGGTATATTTTTAAGAGTTGTACTCAACCGTAAATCACTTAAATGTTTTTTACCATATCTATATGTATATTCATCACATAATGCAATGAAATGTATATAATGCCAAACATAATTAGCTCGGGATTCCATAGTCCAGACAGTACAAGGATGACCCATGTGGACTGCTTTATACAAAACAGCCTCTCTTGCATCGGGTAATTCCCAATACTTGCTCAATGTCTTTCCTGATTTTGATGGTCTGCGAGATTGGATACCATCTAACATGCGATGTGCAGTAGATAACATTTGTGCAGACTCAACAATCATTTTAGGTACGTGCTTGTCGCACTGTTGTTGAGCTGCCCGTACAGGGTCTTCGGATAAAATAAATATATTCATATAGGTTCTTTCTCAATCATAATAGGTATATTATATCACAAACTAATGGCAATGTAAACCTATTTGTTCATTTATTTTAATAAATCTAAGAAATGATCGAATTTGCCTGGATTATCTTTGCATACTCTTTTGAAGTTTCGTGCCATTGTTTCAAGACCTTTCTTGTTTTTATTTTCTTTCATAACTTCTACTCTGGCTTTAACCTTATCATAATCAAACTTATCGACATCATATATCGTAGGTTTCCACACTACGGTAGACTTTGGATCAAGACCATAATATCTGCCGTCATTAATGAATTTTACTGGTGCTGTCATAATTGTTTCCTCATGATTAAATTGGTAATGTATCCCCTAAATTAAATAGGGGATACATTGTTTAGGATTACCCTCCGGCTGTGCTCTGCATTTGATAGATTGTCTCTGTAATATAATCGACTTTCTTTTGCATCTTATAAGCAAGTGTCTCTTTGCCCTTCTTTAAACATCTTTGTCGATAGTTCATAGTCGCATTACGATCTCTTTTTAGTCTTTCAATTTCTTGACAATGCATAAAAGTATTCCTTATGGTAGTTATGAGTGAGCTTACTATCATAATATATCCTACTTAGCTATTAAATTAGGAAATGCCTCCTGACATAGCTTTTTGGTAATGCCTACGTATTTTAACTTCTTGTCTTTCGCCTTACATAGCATTTCAGCCTCATCTGCAGATATATCCTGCACCAGCTGAAGAAATCGGTTTTGTCTATCAAAATTCTTTATATGGGTTGACCACTGGGTCTTAAAGAAGTACCGGAAGTTGTCATAGTGATCGGTTAACTTACCCGTTGCCTTTTTATCCAAGGTGGCATTTGCTGGAACGCCCTCGGGTAAGATACAAACCACTGCATCATCATAGTTCATACGAATGATGTCTTTTAATAAATTACTACCATGAGCCCGTAGGTTGGTAATTCGCTCTTCTCTAGTTTTCATCCTAGAGGTTTCTCTTAATACTTTTAATACTGTTTTTTGGTTATCAACCATTGTAAAATTCCTCCGCCACTTCAATCAAATGAGTGCATCTTTTTTTAATTAAATAATTCAAAACTTTCATTTTGGGTGGGACTTTTGCCCCCTCATGAGTATTTATAATAACTTCTTTTAACTGCTCAGGTACTTCTGTTAAGTCAATCAACTTCTTGTTTCTTTGGTAATTCCTAAAAATCTCTTGAGGCATTACGTCTCTGAGGTTTTCTGAGTTGGTAATCCACTCATCAATTCTGGTCTGACGGAGTGGTGTTTGTTTTGCATCTGACACAAAGGTATCATCCGCGGATAATATATTCGGCACGCCGTCTCCAGTATCGCCACGAAAAATATGATTCCACATATACGTGAGTGGATTCTTATCTGTGACCATTTTCTTTTGGATCGGAGAGAACTGCTTAACATTATTATATCTCTGTAATTGAATAAAGTCTTTATCCGATGACACAATCATGACTGGTTCATGTTGGCCGAATTCTTGAGTTTGTAATGCAAGAGTACCGATAATATCATCAGCCTCACACGTATCAATCTGGATAACTTTGTACGGTAGATGTTCTGCAATCTCTTCACGTACCATAGTTAAAATACGAAAGATTTCAGGCCAGTCCATATCAGGATTAGCATCTCTGTTCTTCTTGCGATTAGCTTTATAGTGGGGATATAGATCCTTGCGCCATGACTTTTGGCTGTCTACACATATAACCATCTGACCATATTCTTTTCGGTATCGTTTGTTGTACATACGAATACTGTTTAAAATCATATGTCTGATCATATTCTCCTCATTCAGTTTCTGAACAAAGATGTTGCTGAGTGCAACCTGGCTGTAATCAAGTAATATCATTATCAAGTCCTGTCTTTTGTATGGCTTCTATAGCCTTTAATTTAATATAAAGATTGTCAATGTCTTTATGTAATTCATGCGGAATACCTATAAACCTAGTAAACGTAGCATGAAGTAGGTTAACAAGGACATACATATCTCTTGCCTCACCATACTGTTCATCGGTTATATTGAACCCATCTAACCAATTGATTCCATCCTCTTCTACCATCCCTGCAATTTCTTCATCAACACATTGAATCAGATGTTGTGCAGTTTGTATTGAGGCTTCCATTAAGTCATGTACAATATCCTCATCTGATTTCACTTCAGTGATTTCTTTGCGCGTCTTAAAATCTACTATCTTTCCCATATACACTCTTTTATTAATTTATATGTATATTATAACACATTTATTAGTGAATGTAAACACTTATTTTAGGTTTTTTACTGCATTACCACCAAGTTTAATTTGGATGATGCCGTTATAATAATCATCAGTTAACAGCACACCCCTATCAAATTGTTCCTTAGCTTCCATGTAAGCACATTCACCTCGTGTCTTACATAGGTGGAGTATTTCTCTATGAAACAGATCAGTTCCAAACTCTACCACTTCTTCTGCTATGTATCTATTAGAGCCATAATAAGATTGCCAGTCACTTTCAACTAGAAGCTTCTTACGTCTCTTTCTTGTCTTTGTTATCGGAAGTGTCTTCTTGCTCCAGAAGAACTTCTTTCCAACATACTTCCGGCCGTTCTTCTTGTTCGTTATTAAGTACACAAAACCATAGAGCTCTTTGGGATCTATATCTATTGGAAGTTTGTATTCTTTGTCTTCTAGCAACCATGTCATAACCTTTCTACTTATGCGTCAAAGTCTAACTCGTCAAAGTCAGGATTAGAATCGTGGGGTTCACGACATAATGGACAGTGAATTCTATCCGGGATAGCAAAATCAAATGTGATTTCACAAAATGAAAAACAATTCTCGCATTCTAGCGAATATGTGTGCATTAGAGCTCCTAGTTTAGGGCGTTCTTTAGTTCTTGGAATCCACCAATCTTCTCACCATCAAGAATGATTTGGGGAAAGGTTCGGGCAGTAGGGAAAGTAGACATCATTTCGTCTCTATTAAAATCTTTGCCGTACTGTTTATATGTATATTCAATTGCCTTTGTTTCACATAGTGCCTTTGCTTGATCACAAAA